AAAAGTTAGATTTATCCCTAAAAAATCATTATGTAGCTGAGAAGTTTGAAAAAAATGGATTATTCACAGATGTAAAAAAATATGATGCCATAGACTGTACATGCTGTGGCAGGCAGTGCATCATGGGCGAAAGATTCCGCACAAAACATTCGGAGGCTAATTATGACAAATAGCATAATTTCAATAATTGAAGATTTATTAGATGAGTTAGAGGATTTAGCTTATGAGCATAATACCGATTTATTAACAGCTAAGCGAAATGAAATAAATTTTGCAATTAAGCATCTGCTGTGTGATGATGTTGAGGATGATGAAAATGACATGGTCAACAGCCCAGCACATTATAAGCTAGGCGGATTAGATATAGAGTCTAAGGATGTCTTAAAATCAGTCTTAGGTACTAAAGGTTATGTTCATTGGGCTTGTGGTAATGCTATGAAATACATCTTTAGGTGGGAAAAGAAAAATGGTCTTGAGGACCTAAAAAAAGCCAGGAAAAACTTAGATTTTGCCATTGAGACTTTAGAAAGTGAGGGTGGGGTAATATGAGACGTGTTGATTACATTGTTTTAGGATGGTATTTAGCTTGGATGTTAGTATTCTTAACAGCTTTATTTAAATAAAGATAGAGAGGTATAAAAATGGAAAAGGTTTATGAAGTTTATGAGAGAAATGGGATTGTATATTTTCTGAATGAAAATAAAGAAATAGAATTTTATAAGATGCCTGACACACTAACCACAAAAATTGAAATAGAAACCAATAATGGTAAAATAATGAATGTTGTAGATAATTTAAAAGATGGGATTACTATATTTTCAAAGGATGGGATTGAATTATTGGAAATGCTTGGGCTTTTCCATATAGCAGAAAATTTATTTAAGGGAGATCAGGAAGATGAATAATGATATAAGAAAACTGATAGATGACAACTGGGACGAAATAAAAGAACTTGTAGCCCAAAAAGCAAAGGCAGAGCAGAAGTCTAAGACTATATGGGATTTTAATACAAACGACCGCAATAGTTACTATTACATTGATGAAGTTGGATGTTTGAGACTAGAAAGGTTTAATGAGGGTTACTTTGAAATTAAAAGAGACTTCGGTAACGCATTTCTAACCGAGGAAGATGCTAAATTTGAACTTGAAAGACGTAAGGTAGAAGCTATCCTAAGGAAGTATAGCAGGCCTTTTAAAAGTGGTGAATACAATTATGTAGTTATGTATGATACCGAAAATAACATGTTGCTTGTACGTGTAGCACAATTTCATAATTCAGGTGGTCCAGTCTTTGCAAACAAAGAAGTGGCAGAGAAAGCAATTGATGAAATTGGAAAGGTTAGGTTGAAGAAGTATTGGTTTGGAGTTAAATATGAGTAGGGGGGGTGACCTTATGTATAAAGTACCATTAGAAATGCCCGAATACTGTAATAAATGCCCTTTTGGAATGTGTTCTTATAACCTACCATTTCCAAGAGAGAGATGGCGAGATAGAGAGTTTTCTAGCATAGATGGAAAAGTATGCGAATCAGGGACATATGGATATGTTTGTAATATTCAATTTGGCATATTGGGAAGCTATGAGGATGTTATAAGAGCAAACATAGGCGAAGATATTATAAAGCCCAGTTGGTGCAGGCTAGAGGAAATAAAATAAAGATACTTATGATATAAGGAGAATAACATGAGAAATGACAGTTATATTTATTGGGGATGGGGATTAACTTGGATGCTAATATTCTTGGCAGCTTTGCACAAATAAAGATAGGGGGTAAAAGTGAACAATGATATTAGATGGTAAAGAAGTAGATAAGAGCATACAAATAGGTATGTGGGAAGATTATGACATTAACTAATTAGATGGAGGAAAGTAATGAATAATAATTTCAAGAAGAAATGCTGTTCTTTTTGCAATAAAGAACTTAATTTGTCTTTAAAAAACCACTACATTGTAATTGACACATCTAGCTCTGCTTTGTTTAATGGAAACACATATTATGATGCTATTGATTGTGATAATTGTGGAAAACAAAACATAATGGGCAAGCGATATATTAAAATAGTTAAGAAAGATGAGAAAGATGAGGATATAGATGAATAATGTTGTTATAGTTGGAAGATTAACTAAGGATCCTGAACTTAAATATTTAACATCAGGAACAGCAGTAGCCACATTTACATTGGCTATTGATAGAGATTATAAAAATAAGGACGGGTCAATTACTACAGACTTCATACCAGTAGAAATTATGGGCAAACCTGCAGAGTTTGTTGCTAACTACATAACTAAAGGCAGGTTAGTAGGGGTTCAAGGATCTATAAGGGTTGATAGGTACGAAACACCGGAGGGAGAAAAAAGAACTTTCACAAAGGTTGCTGGTCGTAACATTCAAGCATTGGAAAGTAAAAATAAGGCAACAAAGAGTGAGGAACCACCAGAATCACCGACAGAGTTTGCTGCAGTTGATGATGATGACGTTCCATTTTAGGAGGACATATGAAAACTAGATTATTGCCAAATGAGTGCGAGTTTTGCGGTGAAAAAGAAATCAAAGAAGAAAGTATTTCAGGCACATTTTATAGATGCTTAAGATGTGGCATGGTTCATGGCGAATTGCATGATAAAAATAATGAATATAGACAAGCTTGGTATAAATTTCAAGGCAGGTGATAAATATTGGGAAAGCTTAGAATTAAAAAAGAATTTTACGAAAGCACAGAAATGATCCTTAGAAATCACAGGGGGATAATTAGACATGTAGGCATTCTTGAAAATACAATGTCTGAAATTAATGAATATAAGACCCGAGGAATAAAGGCGGTGTCTACAGATGGAGTAAGAGTATCGTCCTGTAACGGAGATCCTATTGGTAAGCAGGTTGTCAAAGTTTCTGAGATGATTGAAAAAATTCAAAGGGAAATTAAAGATGAAAAAAAATATATTATCCTTGTTAAAAAAGGGATGGCTGAGTTATCGGACGAGGAGAGGGAAATTATTGAAATGAGATATTTTGACAATATCCCAGATTGTAAGATTGCTGAATTTACAAGCTATGAAAGGTCCTGGGTCCAAAGAAAAAGGGCAGGTGCAGTCCGTAAAATAGCAGTTGCCTTATTTGGGATGAAGTGTCTTGAATTAAATAAGGATAGTTCAAAAATATCAACTAAGCAAGCTGAAAAGTAGCACACTTTTAGCACAGAAATCCTATTAAATCTGTGTTATAATATATTCAAGTCAAAGAGTAAACAGATTTAAAAAGTTATTCATTCTGTAACACAAGGAAAGAGGGAGCATGCTTCCTCTTTTTTATATTTATGAAAATTAAGGAGGCGGTGATATGTGAATTATGTTGAGCCTATAAGAGATAATAACAAGTTGGAAGATATATTGAAATATCTTAAGAAAACCAACTCAAGAAACTATATGTTATTTTGTCTAGGTTTATATACTGGCTTAAGAATATCAGATATCTTAAAGCTCCAGGTAAAACATGTAAAAGGTAAAGATAGCATAAGAATCAAAGAGAAGAAGACCAATAAAAGTAAGGTCATTAAGATCAACAAATTTTTAAAAAAGGAACTTGATCTATATATTGATGGCAAGGAAGAATATGAGTATTTAATATCAAATTCTAAGACAGGTATTGAGCCTGTGTCAAGGCAACATGCCTATAGGATAATTAGAGATACCTGTAGTGGTTTTGGCATTGAAAATGTTGGGACCCATTCGCTTAGGAAGACTTTTGGATATAATTACTATAACAAAACTAAAAATATAGCTATACTCCAAAATATATTTAACCACAGCGAACCATCAATCACTCTTAGATATATAGGCATTAATCAGGACACCATATCTGATGCCTATGAGTCTATGAGTTATTTTTAATTTATATAAAATGTGACATATTGAGTGGGTGTAACATTTAAACTTAAACAGTGAAATATAAAAGTAGTTCAAATATATATAAAATCAATATATGTGGGTTTACTGAAATCTTAAATTTGAAATGTTACACAATATTAGATATGTCACATTTTGAGAGGTGAGATAATGAAAAATTACTCAACCAGAAAGTGGGAGAAAAAAAGAGAAGCAATCCTTAAAAGAGATGGATATAAGTGCATGGAATGCAGCAGAAAAAACATAACAACATCTGCAACTATGGTTCACCATATAAACCCTGCAGAT